ATAGTGCAGCAGCTAATTTAGTTTTAAGTACAAGTGGACAATCATTAACACTTGTTTACATTAATACTACTAGAGGTTGGACTTTTAAAAATACCTAGGAGCTAATATATGGCTCTAACTAAAATTAAATTTGCACCAGGAATAGACAAACAGGATACTTCTGTAGGTGCTGTTGGTCGTTGGACCGATTCTGATAATGTAAGATTTAGATACGGCCTTCCAGAAAAAATAGGAGGTTGGGCTTCTTTACTAGATCAAACTATTGTAGGTGTAACAAGAAAGATGTTACCTTTTGTTGACAATGATGGAAACAGATATGTTGCAGTAGGTACAGATAAATTTTTACTTATATATTTTGAAGGACAACTTTTTGACATAACACCTTTTAGAGTTAACAACTCTGGTGTTCAACAACAATTTTTAACATCTAGTATTGCTACTACAAACACTTCAAAAACTATAACTGTTACAACTAAAAATGGTGGAGCAGCAGTAGATCATAGTTTATCTATTGGTGATATGGTTATCTTTAATAACTTTGCTGCCGGTTCAAGTGGAATTGCAGATGCAGATTTAGAAGGTAAAGTAGTACAAGTTATTACTGTACCAAGCACAACTACATTTACAGCTACAGTACCAAACGCAGCTAGTGCTACTTCATCTGATGGCACAGTTGATATACAACCTTACGAAGTTGTAGGACCAGCAGAACAATCTTATGGCTATGGTTTTGGTATATCTACATTTGGTGGAGTAGTTACAGGTGGATCAGATACAGGTTGGGGAACAGCTGTAGCTGCATCAACACAAACTCTAGAACCTGGCCTTTGGTCATTAGATACTTTTGGTGAAGTTTTAATTGCAACAATAGGTAATGGTAGAACTTTTACTTGGAATGCTGGAGCAACAGATCCTACATCAAATCGCGCTTCAACTACAACACCAAGTACAGACGGATCGTTGACTGGTGTTAATTCTCCTTTTGCAACTGTAATTGGAACTAACACAGCTGGAGATGCTGTAGGTAATCCTACAAAATCTAGATTAACTTTAGTATCACCAACTACAAGACACTTAATACATTTTGGTACAGAAGAAACTATTGGTGATGCAACTACACAAGATGACATGTTAATTAGATTCTCTGATTCAGAACAACTAAACAAATTTACTACACTAGCTACAAATACAGCCGGTTCATTTAGATTACAAGACGGAACGCGGATCGTATCAGCACTCGTTGCAAAGGAAACTATTCTTATTTGGACTGACAATGCTTTGTATACAATGAGATTTATAGGAGCTCCTTTTACATTTGGTTTTGAACAAGTAGGAACTAACTGTGGATTGATTGGTAAAAATGCTGTTACAGAAATAGATGGTGTTGCTTATTGGATGAGTAATAATGGTTTCTTTGGTTTTGATGGTACAGTTAAAACATTACCATGTAGTGTTGAAGACTATGTCTTTGATGATATTGATACAACTAAAGGACAACAAATTTGTGCAGGTTTAAATAATTTATTTACAGAAGTTACTTGGTGGTATCCTGCAACAGGATCTGATTTTAATAATAGATATGTAGTTTATAACTATGGTATAACTACTGCACCTGTGCCTATGGGTAATTGGTATACAGGAACTAACAGTAATTCTATTAGAACAAGTTGGATAGATTCATTAGTTTATCCTTTACCTTATGCAACTTCTTACAAGACAAATGGTGCAGGGGCTTTTCCTGCCGTAGTAGGTCTAACCGGTTTAGGAAGTACAACATTATTTGAGCACGAAACGGGGACCGATCAAGTTAATCCTGATGGTTCAACAACAGCTTTAACATCTTTTATACAATCTTATGATTTTTCATTACAGACAGATCAAGGTGCAGCTGAATACTTTTTAGCTATGCGTAGATTTTTACCTAACTTTAAAACATTAACAGGTAATGCTAATGTAACTATATCTGTAGCTGATTATCCTGCAGACCCTAATACTAATACTACTTTAAGTCCCTTTACAATTACATCAACTACGACTAAAGTAGATACAAGAGCACGCGGTAGATATGCTGCGCTTAAAATAGAGAACACAGGATCAGGTGAAGCGTGGAGATTTGGTACGTTTCAAGCTGACTTGCAACCCGATGGAAGAAGATAATGGCTAAAGTAAATGTAAGAATACCAGAACCTAAAGCAGAATACGAAGTAGATAACCAAAGACAAATTAATAGATCTATTGCATTAATTGTAGAGCAATTAAATTCTACATTCTTAACAGAACAAAAAGAAAATCAAGAAAGGTTTACGTGGTTCTATGGCTAATATTTATAAAAAAGTAAATACTGATTTAATAACAAATACTGAAAAAGATGTTTATGTAGTTCCAAGTAATTCTAGATCTTTAGTTAAATCTATTCATATTTATAATGAAGGCGCCGGAGATGCAATTGTTACTATAAAAATTGAATCTAGTAGTGTGACTTATTTTTATCAGAAAAAAACTATAGCTGCAGATGCTCATCATGAATTTATTGTTAATATATTAATACTAGAAGAAAATGATAAGTTAAAAATGATATCAGATATTACTGGTCCAGATATAATAGTCAGTTTATTAGAAATGAACAGAGAGGATAGATAGTGCCATTTACAGAGCAAAAAGCTAGTATAAGATATGAGATGATTAATGGTACAAGAACACCAGTCTTAACACCTGAAACAGAAGTTACTTTAACTAACATGATAACAGGTCAAGAATATATGTCAGACGCCGAAGCGTTGGCAGATGTACAAAATAAAGACACAGCTACTAAAGCTGAAGATATTAAAAGAGACGTCAAAATCATTGTAGAACACGTACCTTTAGGAGGGGATACAAAATTATAAGTCATTGACGAATGACATAAAAACAAGTAAAATGTAAGATACTGGCTATAACAAGACTAGCCAACTTGCATTTCACCTTACAAACAAAATATATATTATGGGATTTTTTAAAAAGATAACTAGACCAATTCGTAAAATTGCTAAAAAGATTATACCTAAAGAAATTAGGCCAGCATTACCTTATTTAGCAGCGTTTTATGGTGGTCCAGGAATGGCTGGTTCTAGTTTTATGAGTGGTATTGGCAACGCAACTTTAAGAAATGCTATTTCAAAAGGTTTAATTGCAGGGGCTACAGCAGGAGCAACTGATGAAGATGCAAATATTTTAAGAACAACAGCATTAGCTGCAGCACCAGATGCAATCTCTGGAGTATTAGGAAAATTAGGCGAGGGTTCGGGAACAATTGCAGATTTTGTAAATAAAACTAAAGTTTTAAAAGATGGTACAGAGACTATTAGTTTAGTAGATAGAGCTGCTAGTATAGCTAATCCAGAAACTGCTGGTGGAATAGCAAAATTAATTGGTGCACAAACAGCTGTGGATCAAACTGCAAAATTTGCAGAACTTAATCAAGCAGAGATAGATAAATATAATGCAAATTTATTATCATCTGGTATGAATAGTAAATCAGATAGAAGAAATGCTATTTATCAAATTTATATAAATACAGGAGCTTATGAACCAACAGAAATTAATTCAATGTTAGATAAATATGGTTATGCTAAAGGTGGTATAGCTAGTTTAAAATCTGGTTATGAAAGTGGTGGTACAGTTACAATTACTCAAGAAGAATATGATAGATTAAAAGGTGCTGAAGGTATGGATTATGCCAATCAAGGTTTAGAAATAATTAGTAAAAAAGTTGAACCTGTACCTATGTTAAGTTTGGCTAGAGGTGGTGAAGTAGAAGTAGAAGAACAAGTAGACGATTTAGGTATTATGGATTTAATGAGAGATCAAGGAGTTGAGTATGGTGAACAAGTATCTAACGCTCAAAACGATGAACTTTTAGAAAAACTTTTTGAAGAGTTTATAGATTTAGGTTTTTCACCAGAAGACGCAGCTAAAAAAGCAAGAGAAGCTTTTGATGATATGAGTCAAGGACAAGGTATAGAAGGAACACAAGTAGCATCAGGTTATAGAGATCCGATGTTAGTGGAAATGTATCAACAATATGTTTTTGAACAAGAAGAATTAGGAGTTCGTCCTATGTCATTTGAAGATTTTAAAGCTCAAGCTACATCAGGTATGGCTCACGGTGGTAGTGTACATCATGCTAGAAGAATGGCTGGTGGTGGTCAAGTTAATTATGAAGCTAAAATAAAAGAATTAATGGATAAAGGATTAAGTAGACCAATGGCTGAAGCACTTGTTATGTCAGAATTATCGCCAGACGCTTATGAAATTTTAGACGTAGATAAAAAAGCTGGTGGTGGTATTATGAACAGAAATTTATTAAATACGGGTATGGATAAAGATATGAGAGGTGGTGGATTTATTCCTGAAGGAACTAAAGAAAAAGCAGATGACGTTCCTGCAAGACTATCAAAGAACGAATTTGTAATGACAGCCGATGCAGTTAAAGCTGCGGGTGGTGGTAGTGTTAACAAAGGCGCACAAAAAATGTATGATATAATGCACCAACTAGAGGCAAAAGTATAATGGCAATAACAGAAACTAGACAGTATAGGGAACCCTTTGTAGAAGCAGCCGGTCTTGGCGTAACTAACGAAGGTTTAAAATTATTAGGTACATCGTTACCAACATCAACTTATACAGGTAGACAATTTGTACAAGGTCAATCAGCTTTAGAACAGCAAGCAGCAACAGCTGCAGCAGGTTTAGATTCTTTAGTAGGACCACAAGCTTACCAACAATTTCAAAGTCCTTACCAACAAGAAGTTATAGATACATCTTTAGCAGCAATGCAAAGAGAACAAGCTGGTGGATTAAATGCATTAAGAGCACAAGCAGCATCTGCAGGAGCTTTTGGTGGTAGTAGAATGGGAGCAGCTGAAGGAGTATTTCAAGCAGACGCAGCTACACAAAGAGCATTATTAGAAGCACAATTAAGACAACAAGGATTTCAACAATCACAACAACAAGCGGCTTCACAATTACAACAACAACAAGGTTTAGGTCAATTCCAAAGTCAAATTGGTGGAATGCAAAGACAACTTGGTCAAGCTGAATTAGCAGCGGATCAAGAAGCGGCTAGAGAAACAGCATTTGCTGATTACACAAGATTAGGATTAGTAGGTCCACAATTGGCATCAGTAATTGGTGGTTTCCCAGCAGCAACACAAGTTCAATCAACACCTCCTCCTAGCACAACTCAACAATTATTAGGATTAGGAATTGGTGGTGCTGGATTAATGGGTGCAGTAAAAGGATTATTTTAATGAGTAGAATTTTAAGAAGACCAATGTTTAGAGGTGGTAAGGTTTCTAGTTACGGAACGGGGATCGCTTCTGGTTTAGCCAATGGTGGAAGACCTGGTTATAAAGATGGTAACATTGTAGATAGATATGAAACTATTAGAGAAAGTATACCAATGCCTAAACAAGGTTTATCAACTGGTGATTATTTAAGAATTGCTAGTGCAGGTTTAGATATATTAGGAAGACCATCAGAAGGTGGTGGTATTGGTGGTGTGTTAGCTACGGCTTCTCAACCTCTTGCAAAATTA